TCCTGGATCTGTATAAGAATCAACCCAATAAGAATAAAATGTAAGTGTAGTTGCCGTCCCTAACGAGTTATTGGCTACATTAGAAAATGCCTGTAACCTCCAAGTATTCATAGAATATGATCCTGAAACACCTTGTTCGTAAAATGTCTGAGGAGAATTTGTTAAAGTATAAAAGTTTACCGCTGGAGTATTGCCTCCAAAACTAATTGTGCCAAGATTTGCTAGAATAGTAGCCCAACTCGAACTTTGACTGGTTCCGAGACTGTCAACAAACGATGATGAAAATCTAATTTTGCCGCCGCTGTTAAAGAAAAATCTTGCTTGGTCGGCGGTTGAAAATGTAACTGTAATTGTAGCATTCATATTGCTAGAAAAACTCACAGACTGTGTGCGTGTGCCCTTAGGTTCGACAGCATATTGTCCTGCACCAATGTCAAATCTATTTGTATTTGCTTGATTTGCTAACGTATTATACTGAAAGTTAGGTAGGGTGCTAGAGTACTTTAATAGTTCACCTACCGCAGGTTCATAAATTGAAGGCACAGATCCTGTTTGATGCACCAGAGCATTTACGATATCATATCTTAGATTATCCCACTGAGGTTTCGTTACATAATCCCCTACAGCAACGCTATTAGATTGTAAGTTTTGTCCGTAACCTAAATTAGCGGAGCCGGTTCCCATAACATTCGATATAGTTGTTCTTATGGTATTATAATCTGGAACTCTTATTAAATCATTAACAGGCATGTATCACCTCAAGACCCGCTAAAAGCAGTAATCGAATAGGTAGGTGCTGTTATAGCAAACGTACCTGTAGGTAAAAGATTACCTGCTGCTTTGATCTGTTCAACTGTCAACGTCAACGTTCCGTCTACGTTATCTCCCGGAGGGGTAGAAGGATTTAGATCCACATAGGCATCTGTATAACTTACAACAAAAAATACCTGCGTGGCAGTTCCTCCAGAATTATTTGCCACATTACAATATGCATTTATTCTATATGTATTGGCGGAATACGGCGACGTTGCCGAATAAGTAAAGCATGTCTGCGGAGAACTAGTTAAATTATAAAAAGCAACACTTGGAGTTATGCCTCCAAAATCTGATGCTCCGGCACTACTTAATAAGTTTGTCCATGCTTGATTCTGTTGTGTAAGTGATCCGCCAGTTCTAGTACTTGAAAATCTAATTTTTCCACCGCTGTTAAAAAAATATCTTGCTTGTTGAGCAGTGCTAAAAGTTATAGTGACTGTAACTGTTTGAGAAGATGCCCAAGAAGATGATGTCGTTTGCGAAGTACCGGGTGTTAGTGTAAACTGTCCTGTACCTACATTAAATCTTTCAGATCTTGCAGTTTCTGCTAATATGTCATATTGATAATTAGGACTACCAGCACTATATCTTATAGGGTCAGTATTTGAAACTTGTACGACTGTTGGTAATTCGCCAGTCTGATGTACCCTGGCATTGATAATGTCGAATCGTAAATTATCCCACTGATTTTTTGTAACTGTTTGAACATTTGATACTGGAGAACTTATGATATTTTGTCCGTAACCGTAACTAGCCGATCCGGCGCCCATGACGTCTATAATTTTGTTTCTGATTGCATTATAATCGGTTGCTAGAATTGTTTCGCCTATATTGGCCATGTTAAATCCTTATAATACAATTGCTTCAATTAATTTTATGCCTATATCATCATTAGATTCTAATGCGATAGCAAATATATCGTTAGAATGAGGGACCGCTGCTACTGCACATCCGTCATTACCGGCAATAAGTCTTTGGCCTTTTTTGATTGCTCCGATTACTTTAACTGGTACTCTGCCTTTTAGTGCAATATATGTACCACCTTCTAATTCACTATTCATCATAAAAGCAGGGTTGGCACTTACAACACCAATAGCACGTTGTCCCCATTGTGAGGCTTCAACTTCATGTTCCCCGTGCTCACAAACAGATACTACTGTACCTACTTCGTATTCTTTATCTGTTAGATATTTTTCTGCTAGATCGGCATATCTTGCAGCAGTAGCAGTACCATCAAAAATTCTTGCAAATATATCCGCATCTGCTGTCCTTGCTACTATACTATTTGCTGATGCTGTTGTTTTAGCACTTTTATAATTAGGATCAGTATCTGTCGCTGCATTGTCAATTTTTAATCTATCAGCCTTCGATGCCGTACCTAAAAATGCTGACGCTGTAATAGCGCCTGCATTATCTCTAACCGCTACAGTTTCTGCGCCGGTTACAATACTCGGAGAGTAAGATCCCAATTTAGATGCTGTTGTTGCGGAACCGGTTACATCACCTATAAGGTCTCCATAAACTAATGATCTATTACTTGTCGAACCTATAGTACCAAAAAATGTTTTATTAGACTTGTCAAACGCAATGGTGTCATCATTGGCTTTGAGGTTGCCTTTTAAACCTCCTAATGCATTTGCAATCGTAATATTAGTTGCTGCTACATTGGTTGCAACAACATCCCCAGTAAACGAATCTGCGTAAACGTTCAACCATTTATAGGTAGAAGTTCCTAAAGTATAAAATGAATTCACTCCTGGATTAATTCCGGTAGTTCTAATTTTGGCTACGTTAGTTTTTGTTGTGTCGTTTACCTGTACTCTGAAAACGATTGGTTGATCTCTACTGGTTTGACTAATAACCAATTGATCTTCGTCCCGTAACAGGTCAACCTGATTCGAATCTCTTGTTTCAACAAATATGTGTAGATCTAAATCTTGCCCTAATCTAAAACCTGCATCTGGAAAAGTCACCGAACCTGTAAACGATGTATTTGATTTTGTTAGGTATTCTGATGCATCTTGTCCGCCTAATTTAAGGGCATTCGATGCTGTTCCCCAATACAAAAATCCGGTTCCCGATGATGTCACACCAGTAATTTGATCGGTGTTTACTAGAGTAACACCTCTTTTAATAACCGTAAATCCCGGAATAGCACTAGACGAACCCAAGGTAAATTGATCATCACTGTTTATGATAGCAGTTACAACATCAGCAGCAATTAGTTTAACAATGCTGTGTGGAGTTCCATTAGTATCTTGAACTACTGATCCCACGGCTGAACTGTTACCAAATTCTGGTGCCGCGGCTGGCCCGATTAAAACAAACTCAGATCCTGTCCATGTATATAATTGTTGAGCATTTTGATCAAACCAAAAATCCCCTGCTGCTAAGCCTGTTGGAGCAGATGTACTAACTTCAGCACCGCTGGCGCTTTTAAATTTAGATCCGTCGTAAAATTTTAATTTTTTTAGAGTCGAATCATACCAAATCTGTCCGGTAACTGGTTTAGGAGGTGCTGTAGTATTTGAGAAATTTTCTAAAAGATGTAAAAAATTCTCATTTTGTATTTCGCCGTAGCCAGCATAGTTCTTACCAATGAACCTAAGATCTGTGGTATTATCGATGGTTCCATCAGATACAGATGTTAAAAATGTACCGTTAAACCTGTTTACTTCATATGCCATTTATCTGCTCCAAATTATCAATGTATTTATTTTACAGTCTTCCTACCACTACTTCGATAATACCCTCGATGCCGTCAAAATCTTCCAATGCTTTTCCGATAATTGTTCCAATTCTAGGATCCATTGTAGGTCTTGCGTAGCCGTTACCTCCACTAACCAGCATGTCTCCCTTTCGTATTTTTCCTCTTACTTTACAAGGAACCCTACCTTGTAGTGCTAGTGCAACAACATTTTCTCCTACCAAAGCACCGTTCATTAAATGAGCAGGTCTAGTCGATACTACGCCTGCTACTCTACGTGTTTCATCTTCTGCTAGAGTAACTTCAAATTTTCCACCAAACTCTAATACTGTACCGGGCTCATAAGCATTATCTGCTTGATAATTTTCTGCTAGATCAGCATACTGTGCCTTAGTGGCTGTGCCTGAAAATAATCCTGTAGTATAAACATTATTGGCGCCCATATCTAAAGGCTTATTCAATGTCATTTTATCACCGGATGCACTATAAAGAAATCTCGCATTGGCTCCATTGATAATAACTCCTGCCCCGTCTGCTAGTACTTGATTGGTGGTATCGGCTGCGATAGTAAATGTCAAATCGTCGATAGATACATCGATTGAATTTACTGTAGTCACTGTTCCATTTATAGTAAGATTTCCGGAAACTGTTAAATCTCCGGTAACAGCAACCGCATTGTTTCCGGCTGTAGAAATTATACTCTGTGTATAAATTGAAGGAGCATTTACAAGATTACCAAAATATCTATTAAATCTTTTGTCGTTATAACCTAAATCAACACCAGCATTCGATTCAGGAGCGATCAAAGCGGTGCCGGCTGCACCTAAACTTAATGCCTGATCACCCCCTACAAAGAATACTGTAGTTTTTTGTGAGGCTACTGAGGTATCCTTGACTCTAAAATTTATTCCATTAGAATTTTCTGTTTCAATTAACGGTAAATTTTGTGTAGAATTTTTATATATTTTAAGTGCAGATGAAGATATATTAATACCAGCATCGGCTACTGTTAAAGAATTTAATGTGCCTACAGAAGTAAGGCTTGATTCTAGAACATTATTTGCTAATCTAAATCCAGTTAACGTTGATGACTCTGCCGGAACAGTAACGTCTTGAGTACCGTTAAATTCTATACCGTTGATTAATCTTGCTACCTCTAATCTAGAAGCAGAAGTAGCGTTACCAACTAATCTTGGACCTCTAACTTCTTGGGCTTCAATTATGTTAAATGTACTTGTACCTATGTTCGTAGAAACATTACCTGCTAGATTTCCTACAAAATTATCAGCAGTTATTGACCCTGCAGAAAAATCTCCGGCTGAATCTCTAGCCACTACTGTGCCTATAATATTACTACTACTGGCATTAACTTCCCAAGTAGTTTCAGCCCCACCATCAAAATCGCTACCAATTAAATAATCACCTGCTATTAACGATTCCGTTGTAGAAGCCTTAACTGTAATATTAATAGTTCCGTCAAATGGAACTCCATTGATATTTCTTGCTGTTTGTAACGAACTGGCTGTATCTGAATTACCGTTTATATCACCTTTAATTCTAAAACCGGTTAGTAAATTTATACCTCGAATAAGTGTTGAAAACCCCGCAACCGGCGTTGTAGATGAAATAACAAAAGCACTATCGGTAATTACACCATAGACAACTTCGTCGATGGTTAATAAAATAACAGGTCTGTCAATGTTTAGAGAATCTTTTAATTTTACACTTTTAAATTTTGTAGTACCAAATCCGGGTATAGATTCCGGTCCTATTAATTTCCACCCGCTATTGAATACGTATAATTGTTCAGTGGTAGTATCTAACCACAGTGCTCCAGGATTAGGTGCCGGCGGAAGGTCTGATACATCGGCAGAAGCGGCCGATCTCCATGCATCTCCATTGTAAACATTTAATCTATTATTGGCCGTATCGAACCACAACTGACCAGATATAGGACGTGAAGGGGCAATTCTGTTAGAAAAGTTTTCTAATAAAAACAAAAAATTTTCATTCTGTACTTCACCATAACCTGTATAATTCCTACCTACTAGAGTTATACTAGTAGAAGTATCTAAGGTAGCGTCGTCTACTGTTGTAAGTTGTGTACCACTGTATCTGTTAATTACGTATGACATTCTTGCTCCTAATTATGATATAAACGTCCAGGCACCTGCTACTAGTCTATATAATTTTACTACCCTAAACACAGATATTCCAGGAGCAGGTATAGTAGCAGTTGTAAATGCCACGTTATTAACACCGAACGCTGTGCCTCCAGGAACTAAAGATGCTGGAGCATCTGGAGTAATAAATTCTGTACTGGAGGTAGTTAAGTAGGTATTAATGTTAAGTGTAGATGTACTATTAGAAATAGAAGTACATAAAATTCTTGCATTTGTTCCGTTTCTAAATTCGGCAGGTGGTGCTACTAAAGTTAACCATCCTGCAATACCTGCATTTGAAATGGCATCAGATACATCGAGACTAAAAACTAAACTTCGAGTTTCTACAATTTCATCCACATATTCTTTAGTTGCTGCATCTTGTGCCAAGAACGGATCTTGCAATCCTGTAATTCTAGGA